CTATAAAGCGGATTCATCCCTGGTTCGTATCCAGTTCTTTCAAAACGCTTGGTTGAAATAGCCACGGTAATAATCGTTGGCCAAACATCAAGAGCCAATGGCTCGTATGTTAAATACTCAACCGGATTAGGAAGCGTGATGTCATCAAGTGCCCAACCATTCCGATAACGCACAAGTCGACGTGGAATATCTGACTGCAGATATGTATTAACAAAATCTTTAGCGTAATGTGCTCCATACATCAATTCAGCAGCCACTAGAAAACCTCTCCTCTAGCAACCCATGCAGCTGCGTCAGCTCCAACTTTTTTGGCAAAACCAGCTGGCTCAAAAACAATTTTACGTTTTGGCATTTTTGTTGTTCCATATTGATGAAACTTTGCATACTCAACAGTTGTCCCAACTGACATTGATGTATTTGTCATTCTGAAAGAAGAAGCATTTGCTCCCGCAAGACTTGCGAACAATCTTCCAGTCCGGACCATTGGTGGCGCTCCAGGAAAACGACTCATTTTCCAAGCTGCATATTCGGCATCAAGCGGAGACCATCCACCAACAAGCAATCCGTTGCTAGCAAAGTTTGATGAATTTGCAAGATGCAATTCTGCTTTTGCTTTAACAAACACTGGGTTAAAAGCTTGCGCACGAAGAGCTATTAGACCCATTCTGGCGATTGTTTTATCAATTCCTTTAACCTTAATTGAGGCACGCGGTTTTGCCATTGTTAAATCCTTCTGCGTCTCCAGCGACGAAGACCTAGAAGTTCTTTCTCTGTAAATCCAGTTTCTAGTGGTGCTACGTTTCGCGGATTTAAGTCCTTAACACCAACAACATCGTCATGCATGTTTTGCATTTCACGAGTTGCTGCGCGCAAAATCATTAACTTAAAAGTTGCAATTCCTTCACCATCAAGGCCACCCCTGTATGTGACTTCAATGATGTCGTTTGGAAAACCTCGATATATTTCAAGCCCATATCTGTGAACCGTATAATCATTTCCAGTTGCAACAGCAGTACCACCAGAAGAATACGCAGCAAGACCAGCAGTGTAATTTCCAAGCGTAAAACTATTACTTGTTATTGCTGTAATTGTTTTTCCAGAGGTATTGTAAACATTTGGAGTGACTGCTGAAACTGTTGCGTACTGTCCAATTTTGAACCCATGCCCAGATGCGGTAAAAGTTACATTTGTTCCAGACTGAGTTGCTCCAGTAATTGTCGCTTCTCTTTTCAGTGCTTCTGCAAGATATGTTCCAGAGTCTCCAAGGCTTTTTATTCTTACGCTTGATACAGAAATCACTGGTGTATTTCTCAACGAAATAACAACAGATGGCTGAATGTAGTTGATTGGCTTGCCACTTGTGTCTAGCGATTCATCATAAAAAAATGATGTCGCTGGAACTCCTTGAAAGTAAGACGGAAGTACATGTGTTTCTGTGAATTCATCAACCTCAATTGGTCTTCTGAGATATGACTCAAGCTCACTTTGAAGCCCATTCAATACAAGTTCAGCGGCATCCTGTTGTCTCAGGGACAAAGAGATGTCCATATATGTTGTTAATTCAGAAACAGATACAAGCATGAATCAGGTCCTCAATTTAAGCTGTTCTGCCAAGGCGCAAATTGCGTCTCTCGCGCAAAAGTGCGCGACCAGTGCCGACTGGGGTATTTCTTCTACCCTCAATGGCATCTGCAAGCCTGTTTAGACCGTAAGCAGTGGCACGTCTCCACCAAGCTGGGCGCGCGCCAGGGGTTAGCTCTGGTCTTGTTGGTGATGGGAGTTCCGTATCAACGGCATTATTAGGTATGGGCATATGAACCTCACAGAAGACAATCTCTGTCAGATTTTACACCATGACTGACCTTAATCTAACGGTCTTCGTTCGGTGGCCTTTCAAGAACCACTGATTCAACAGCGCCAGCAGGTGCTTCAATTGGTACCCAAGCCTTTGAGTATGTATGTTCTTTGACTTTTCTCATCTTCAACAAAGAACCATCAAGCATAAGGTCAAGCTCAAGCATGTTCATGTTAAACAACTCTTCAATTTCGTGCAGTGAGTATTTCTTGCTTGCAGCTATGTCTCTCACAACACTTGACATATACTTGGCAACAATTTGACCACGGGCGCGATTTAAACGAATATGCATGACCATTGCGTCAACCGTATCAATATCAACAACAGCCACAGGAACCTGTCCACTCAGAGAGCGCTGTATTGATTTGTCGTTTGCACAAACAAGCCATCTGTGATATCCGTCGATGATGTGTAGTGTCTTTTTTTGGACAACGATAGGACTGATGATTCCATAATCACGAATTGAGTCAGAAAGAAGCCTTAGGTCTGGCTTCAGAATGTGACCAGCCCTCCATGGTGCTCCTGAAATATCAGACAATTTCATTGTTGAAAATACTGGTTTCATCAGTTCACCTGCACGCGAACATTTGCATTAAGAGTGCGAAGCGCATCAATGCTTGTCCTCAAAGACAACAATTTTTCGCGCTTTGCACGAACTAATCCATCAGCGAGTTTTGTATCAATCAAAAGGTCTTCTGATTTATAATCCGACCAAGATTCACGTTCTCGAATTGGACCTTTAGCTGAAAGATACTGCTTCGCCCATTCAGACTTGTAAATAGCATCTTTCTTAGCCGCGTCAATTGATAGTTGTTCAAATGCTTCGGTTTCTTTTTCAAGCATCTCTAACAAACGGAGCATTTCTTCTTCAATCTCAACCTGGCTTATCGGTGCACTTCTAGTCATTTAATCCCTCCAAAACAGACCAATCAACTTTTTTTAAAGCATCAAGGTTTTCCTTTCCCCAAGTGTAGTTTGAGCGGCCAAGCTTTGTCAACGCCATCTCTTCAAGTATCCATGCATCGCACTTATCATCTCCACCAGCCCCATCCCAATTAATGCCAGTCATTTCACTAATAGCGTGCATTACATCAGCTTTTTTTGAATTGCCTTTACCTGTGGCGAACTTGGCTCGACATGTTGGGGGTATGACGATGTATGGAACTTTTTCGTTGAATAGGTCAAGTCTCACAACTCCACCAAGCTCTCCAATCGCATGTGCGCGAGAGAACATGGAAGCAAATGAGTAGCCTTCAATTATTACTAAATCAATATCAAGTCTTTTGCGTATTTCCTGCAAAGCGCAACTTATATCGCGCAACCTTTCGTCGCCCTTTGTCTTCACCCTAATTACATCAGACTCGCCGTTGTGGCAATACCCTGTAGATGTTAAAGACAAATCAAGTCCAAGGATTTTGTTGAATGACACGGGGAAATAGTACCCGTACAGCAAAGACCCGCCAGACCTCTAGCAATCTGGCGGGTGCACCCCCTTGGACGAAGCAGTAAGCCCAAGAAGTTTTACCATGGTTTTCACCACTAGACCTTGGACCACCTGCCTTTCTTTTCCCAGAAACGGCTACGGCTAGAGAAACTCAGAGTACCATCACGAAATTGTTGACTCAGGTAAATAGATATTTGCGTCTACATAAAAAAAGAGACGCAAGAACCGGGTGCCGCACGTTGCCCTGTGCACCCGGCCCTCGCGCCTATAACGGTCCTAAGAATATTAATTCTACAACCGAATTTTTTTTTGTGTTGTAAACGCAAGTGATGTTTAGCGTTCCCACCCATGTTTGGCTAGACCTAAATCAAATGCAAGTTGAGGGTAGTTTCCAATTCTCGTATGACACTTTCTGCATACGGCCATAAGATTTTCCTCATCAAGTATTGAGCCACCTTGAGAGCGCCGAATTATCTCGTGAATATCCTGGCTGCGATTTCTTCTGTAAACAGAAAGCCCATCATGTTCAGCAAACTTAACACATGCTTCACACCATGGTCTTTCTTCAAGAAGTTTTTGAACCAGAGGCCTTCTCTTGCGGTACTCTTCTTCTTTCTTTTTTGAACGATAACGCATTAATCGCTTTCAAGTTCATCAAAAACAAATTTGTTTTCTTTGAGAGCTACTTCCAACGCTTCGTCAAGGTCATCCATGTCTTCTCCACGCTCTTCAATGTAGGCAGCTATGGCAGACTCAAGAATTTGCACACGGCTAGCAATACTCTCATCTTCTCCGAGAGTGGTGACAAAATCAAGACGCTTATTAACATGGAACTTGAAACGAGTCACTTTGTTTATGCGCATGTCGTAGGCTGAAACAGCTTCTGCGAGAAGGGTAACTCCGTCTTCGCCTAAAGCCACATACCGCTCAACGTCTCGTTGCTTGTCATAATTTATGTTGTCAATTTGATTGTCAAGATTCTCGGAAAGAACAAGCAATGCGCGCTTCCAGCGCTCGCGGTTATGAGGAAGCATTAGGTAGTCGCGCTGAGAGTCAGTAACCTTGTTCTTGACATCTTCAGCTACGAGCTGCGCAAATACCTCGTCATTCATTCTTTTGGTTCCAATAAGTGCAGACAGTTCGCTTGTATGAGCACCAGTCGCATAGTCGAGACGGAATTGCTTCCCAGTTTCCACTTTCATACGATGTGTCAATCTCCTTCTTTATAGTAACGATTGTTTCTGTTGCTTCAGCCAACTCTTGTGTTGTAGGCACATGAGTTCGCTTCACTGCATCTTTTAGATACAGCAATTCTAGTTTTGCATCCTTTGCATCAACATCTTGGTTTAGCAAAAGTGTATAGATTGTTAGTTGGAAAAACTTGTCGCCCATGTACTTTGGGCTTGGCGTCTTACCAGTTTTGTAATCAGAAATTACAAGGGTTTCTCCGTCAAGCATCCACCGGTCAATAAAGCCACGCATCTGAACATTGTCAATTTTTCCATTTAGCTCATGTTCAATTCCATCTGGATTCAATAGCTTTGGGTCTTCAATGGTAAAAAGATTTTCAATACACCACCAGCTATTCCATCTGAACTGATTTAAATCAAGTGTTTTTAAATACGGTTTTACTGTGTCGGCCCAATTGCCTTCCGCCCATACGGTGGTCGCAATTGATTTTGCTAACCCAACAGTCCGTTCGCTTGAATCAAATTTATAAAGAGCCTCAAGAACTTCGTGAACAAAATTTCCCATTAAAGTTTCTTGCGTTGGCGGCTCTGCGATTTTATCTATTCGAGATAATTTGAACTTAAGCGGACATTGTTTAAATGTCCCCAACGATGATGGGGATAGGTATTCGGGAAGTTTTCCCGACTGCTGTTCTGACACCTATTTCACTTCTTCTGCACTGAATGCAACTGCAATAGCTGTCTGTTGCAAAAATTCAGCTTCAGCTGAAGTAACTGTTTCCCGAGTTGGGACTGGTGCAGAGCTAGACCATTCATTCCATGCATCACGCAACTTTGCTTTCTGCTCTTTCGTAAATGATTTGCTCACACCGATGAAGTTGTCCCATACGCGCGCAACTTCTTCATTAACTGGCTGAGGAGTCTCTGCGTCCATGACCTGTTCAATTTCAATTGCATCTTCGCTACGTGCAAGATAAAGACCAACACCAAGGGTTTGCGCTGCCTTCTTTAGAGCATCAGATATCGCCCCTTTGAATTCATCACCAAGGTCAACAATTTGGCCTTGCTTGGTGCGCTTTATTTTCTGTCCACCAAATCCATCACGGGTGACGATGTTGAAATCTTCTCCAAATGCTGGAACCCACTCAAGGCGTACATGAGCAACAACAAAATCTGGGTCTGATGCATCGCGCTCACAGCGAACAATCTTGAAAGACCATTTGTCTACACCAAGAACTTTATTTAGACGATTTATCACTTCGCTAACAGGAATGTATGTAAGAGACGTTCCGCCCTTGCTGAGCGTGCGCTCCATCTCCTGCGGAAATGATTCTGAAAGATTTTGGTAGATGTTATTCATTTTGCCCTCCGGATAATGATGCTTGGTTCTGTTTCTGTTACTTCACAAAAGTTATCGGCAGAAATGCCAATTTTTGAAAGTTCTTTGACTCGCCAGTAAGAAACGGCTGCATAGTCAAGAACTTTTGTCACCATGTCCTGTGGGGTCATGACAACTTCTCCTGTTTGCATATCAATGGCCATGTCGCTAAGGCGAGATGCCACATTTTTTGCAAGTCCTTCGTGGTCCCATGTTTTTCGGGTTGAGCCTCCGCGCTGTTCGACTTTGGTTCCATCAGAAAGAATCACTTCAGGAATAGCACCAAGTGCCGAAATAGCCTTTTTTGAACATAGGTCGTAGGTCATTGAGATGTCACCCTTGATTAGGTGAATATCTGAAATAGCCTCACCGACGCTTTGAGCATCAGCAGATGCAAAATTTTCTTGGAATGAATTGTCAAGCTCCATTATCAACTTGCGTAAAGTAGCTACAGCTTCGTCCCATGTTTTATTACCAGTAGTCATATCCCTCCAATTACTAGGTATTTCGTAGGTTTAAATGAGTATAGCCATTGGTCTCCGCTGAGGCAACCCCAAGCCAGCTAAATATGTAAATGCCCCCACACAGGAGTCAACTTGGTCGTCGTGGTCGCCGGCTTCTGGGAAAGACGAGAACTCGTCTAGCCAGTCTGTTAGCCATGCATTTCGCACGACACGCACATTCCCGTTAGCCACTGCGGCGGAAAACGGTCGAGCACGAGTTAGTTTGTCTCCAGTTGAGCGAATTCCAGAAAAGTCATAACCAGGGATTACATATCGTGCGTATTGGTCAACTAGCGCCTTGCCAGACGAGCCAGGTTCTTGCTCCATCCGAATTGAAACAGTATGTCCATCTTCATAGGCTGTTTGAGCAATTAGCTGTTCTACTTTTTCGTTTTTAACTCGCGCTCGCTTGACATCAAGAACATAAGCGATTCCTTGGTCAAAAAGCATCAATGTCCCCACCGTGTAGTCGGGATTTGGGTTTGAGTGAGAAGGTTCAGTTGCAGCTAAGTCCCAGAATCTCACGGCTCGTGCAGATGAACTCACCTGTGGAACCTCGCTCTGGTCAATGATTACAAAATTAGTTCTATCAAAAATAGTTCCTAAAGAAGTAGCCCACCAGTCACCCATTTCAAGGCGACGACGCTCAATAGGGTCCAGTGCAGAAAGAGCCTGACGGTAGGATTCTGCGTCAATTCCTGGGTTGTCAGTAAGCATGGAAGGAACGAAAACACGGTCTGTTTCTGGTCCTTCGACGATAAAACGCTGTCTTACCCAGTTGGGGGCAGGGTTTGAAGCTGCACGCATTCTAAGTGGAACTTTTGATAATTCTCCAGTAGACGGGCGGCGGAGACGAGAAAACAGGTAGCGGTAATCTGATTCTCGTATCTCTGTGACTTCGTCCATGCCTATGAACTGGAATTCTGAACCCTTGTAACGCAGGTAGTCGTTTGTATTATTTAAATAGCCGAACGAGATGCGAGCCCCAGATGGGAATGTGGCGATGAAGCTATTTGCATTCCAGTGAACATCATCGTAAAGAGATATCCAAGAACGAAAACGGTCCATAAGAGCTCCAGGCAGAGCAAGGTCAGCGTAAGTTCTACGGAAGAGAATCGCTGAATAACCAGGCACATCCACGTACTGCAGAGCAGACATAAGTAGTGCTGAGCTCTTTCCACCACCAGCCGCGCCACCAAATAATCCCTCAAGTGAGTAGCTTCTAAGAAACACTTTCTGGGTTATTGACGGTTCTTCAGGACAGAAGAGTGGCGCCTTTGGCTCCAGATAAGCGAGTACTTTATTCCAGTCAGTCATCGTCATCCTAGTTTTATAAAATCCGTACTAGTATTTAATCACATGCATTACACAAACACGGTGGCGGGATGAAAAAAGCAAAAGATTGGTTTACAAGAGCCAGAACTGCCAATCTCCTTATGGCTTCATTTATAATTATGACAACAACTGGCGCATTTTTATTTAACCCCGCACTCGGTTTTGTCGTTGCAGGGCTGACATGTGGTGCTCTTGGGCTATTACTAGGCTTCAATACCAGTCAAGCTGGAAAACCATACCGCGACTCGTGGGATATTGAACGCGCGTACCGCGAAGGTATGGCGAAAGTTACTTGGGTCAATCGTTGCATTGATGCAATTGCAGGAAACCAGTCACGTCTCCCTGTCATGTTGCGTAAAGATAATTCTCCAGACGGAAAGATTGTCACTGACAATAAAGAAAACAAAATCCTAGATTTGCTGAACACAAAAGCAAACATGGGCGAGAACTCATTTGTTTTTAGATATCGGCTTTCATCGCAATTGCTTATGTCATCACGTGGTGCTTTTGTTGAAAAAGTGCGCGGAAAAGACGGAGGGATAATTGCGCTTCAGTTATTGCCGCCACAACATACATCGCCAATTCCAGATGCACGAAAGTTTGTTTCTGGTTTTGAAGTTGACATGCGAAACGGAACAAAAGTAATACTCAATCCAGATGATGTTATTTGGATTCGTAAACCGCATCCACTTGACCCATACCTGTCTTTGACTCCGCTTGAATCTGCAGGAATTGCAATAGAGATTGAAAATTTGTCAAAAATTTATAATCGAAACTTTTTGCTTAACGATGGAAGACCAGGTGGTCTCATTGTTGTTCGTGGAGAAATTGATGACGACGATAAGGATGAGTTGCGTAGCCGTTTTCGTGGAAACATAAACAGAGCTGGTGCAGTTACTGTAGTTTCATCTGAAGAAGGCGTTGACTACGTTGACACTGGTTCAAATCCGCGTGATGCAAATTACATCCAGATGAGACAGATAACAAAAGAAGAAATTCTTGCTTCATTTGGTGTTCCAGAATCCGTAATTGGAAATGCTGCTGGAAGAACATTTAGCAACGCTGCCGAAGAGCATCGTGTGTTCTGGAACGAAACAATGCTTCCACACATGGAACTAATTGGACGCGGACTCGACGAACTTGACGAAGAGTATTACATTGACTTTGACACTTCCGAGGTTCCAATCCTCATTCTCTACAAGCAAGAACGAGAAAGATACTTGCTTGATGAATTCCAAAACGGACTGATTAGCGGAAACGAATATCGTTCACAAACTGGCCGTAAAAAAGTTGACTCAGACCTCATGCAGGCAATGCTGGCTAACCCGAACTTGACTCCTATTGGTTATACGGACAGAAAATTTGATTCACAAGAGCAAGCTCAGCAGCAACAAGCCGCCGCAATGGCCGCTCAAGGGCAGCAACCTGGTGCTCCAGCCGTAGGTGCACTGGTTCCTCCACCTGGTGGCGCCGAGCAAGCACCACAAGAGGGCCAGCAGGCTTTGCCCGAAATACCAGCCCAAATGGTTGACTTCACAGAAAAACCTAACACCATGGCAGAAGCGCTCGTCGCCGAGCAGATGGCGCAAGCTTCTGGTCCAGCGACTCAATCATCACCGAGCGCACTTTCAGCTTTTGATGCTTCAATGAGTTTTAAATCTGAAAACAAACAGATTGACGAATGGGACGAAAAGGCAGAACAAAATTCGCGACGTTGGATTGAGATTCTTGACAGAAACCTTGAAAGAGTGTTTGAGAGACAGCAACGAGTTGTGCTTGAAAAGGCAATGGGAGCAAAATCAAAGCGTTCAGTGAACGCTGGAACTCTTGATGTTGAATCAATATTTGATATTGATGTATGGAACAAGCAAATTGAAGAAGACCTAAGACCTCTGATATCTGGAATAGCAGCAGACGCTGGTTCTTTGATTTCAGAAACAACATCAATGCCAATAGACATGGACGAAGATGAGGTTAAAGAATACCTAGACGCACAAGTATCTCGTATGCAAAAAGTCAACGACACCACGAAAGAAGAGTTGGCGGCGGCGATACTTGTAGCTCTTGCTTTAGCAAACGACGAAGACAGAATTGGCATGCTAAGAGCCGCTATTAGCGCAATCTTCATAAACCTTCTAAGCAGGAGAAAAAGAACAATTGCAGAACATGAGGCTCAAACTGCATATAATGCAGGTGTCTACTTTGGGTCCAAGCAAATTGGAGCATCTTCAAAAACGTGGATTTCATCAAAGGATACGAAAGTTCGTTCAGAGCATCGATTGCTTGATGGAAAATCAGTTGAGGTTGGAAATCCTTTTGAGGTAAACGGCCTTATGATTCGCTTCCCAGGTGACCCAATGTCTCCACCACAAATGACAATTAACTGTCGTTGTCGTTTGGGATTCAATATTGACTAGACTTTACTAAAACTCGCATTCAATTGTGTGAATGTTGCGCCACAATTAGCTGTTTTCAGTTTATTATTAGAACTGTTCTCTAGAGAAAGTCTTAAATATGAGCACTACTGCCCACAACTTTACTGAAACTCAGTACAAGGCCATGCCTGGTCAGGTATCAACAGACGAGTTACAGGGCATAGTTGAGTGCTTTGTTGCAGGAATTGGCAATAAAGACAGCGTTGGTGACATCTGTCTTCCTGGCGCATTTGATGCATCTCTTAAAAGAAGAAAGCCACGCGTTGTTTGGGGTCACAACTGGAATGAGCCAATCGGAAAAGTTCTAGACATTTATGAAGTCGGACCAAAAGACCCACGCTTGCCAGAAAAAATGCGTGCACAGAATATCGGCGGACTATTTGCGCGAGTTCAATTCAACCTTAAGTCAGAGCGTGGACGTGAAGCTTTTAGCAATGTTTCATTCTTTGGAGAAGAGCAAGAGTGGTCAATCGGATATAAGACGCTTGATGCAATTTTTGATACAACACGTCAAGCAAATCTTCTCAAGGAAGTTGAGCTATACGAGGTTAGCCCTGTGTTGCACGGTGCAAATCAACTTACTGCAACAATCTCTATCAAGTCAGACACGATGGAGACAGAGTCTCCAGAGTTTTCTTCCAACGGAGAATTCTATTTAGAAGAAGAGTTTGATGATTTCTGCGAAGAAGAAATAGATGAAAAAGGCGAACGACTTCGTGACCCTAAGGGTGGCCTGACAGCGGCTGGTCGCGCACATTTCAAGCGCACCGAAGGCGCAAATCTAAAGCCAGGAGTAAAAGGTCCTGCAAATACTCCAGAAAAGATGCGCCGCAAAGGTTCATTCCTTACTCGTTTTTTCACTAATCCATCTGGACCAATGAAGGACGAAAAAGGCAGACCAACACGTCTTGCACTTTCCGCAGCGGCATGGGGTGAACCAGTTCCACAAAATGCAGAAGATGCAGCAGCCCTTGCAGCTAAAGGCAGAAGAATGCTTGAGCGATACCAAAATGCAAAAGGCAAAAATTATGATGTTGATGCCGACTACAAGCAGCTTGGACAAACAATTGGTCAAAGAAGTGGTGGTGCAATTGGTGCCGGTGACTCTGGTGACGGGATAGACCGTGACGGCGATGGAATCATTTTTGACGGAACACCTGAAGAACAGCGCGCACCATACAAGCGTTCAAGTAATGCAGATTACGAAAAGCGTCGTAGAGCATGGGTCCGTGCACGATTGCTTGCACAAGGCATCAAGCCAAATGCTCGTGTAGAGAACAGAAGCGAAGAAGAGCGTAATGCACGCGCGCGTGCTCGAGCAGAGTTTGACAGAAGAACATATGCAGACGGAATTCGCGCTCAGCAAGAAGACGCAAGAAAGCGCTCAATAAATTCAATAACCGACTCAGCACAAAGAAGAAGAGCGAACGAAGGCGTCAATGATGTGACAGATGCGGCAACACGCAGAGGTCAGACTGATTCAAGAAGACGTCAGCCAAACCGCATGCCAGATTCAGCAGAAAGACGTCAAAACATGCAGGGAAGGCCTGATGTTGTTAGCGATTCTTCAGGGAGAGCAGCTGCTGAGGGTCAAAGAGCATC